GCCATCGCTGACCAGGCAAAACCCGTGACCGTTGTTGTGCGTGTGCCGCAGGGTGAAACGGAAGAAGAAACCACGACCAATATCATCGGCGCAGTGACCGCTGAAGGTAAAAAAACAGGCATGAAAGCCCTGTTATCTGCCCAGTCACAGCTTGGCGTTAAACCGCGCATTCTCGGCGTGCCAGGCCACGACACCAAGGCGGTAGCTACTGAGTTGCTGAGCGTGGCGCAAAGCCTGCGTGGATTTGCTTACCTGTCAGCGTATGGCTGCAAGACGGTACAGGAGGCGATCACTTACCGTGAAAACTTCAGCCAGCGCGAAGGGATGCTGATCTGGCCTGACTTTACTGGCTGGGACACTGTGCTGAATGCCGAAGCAACGGCATATGCCACCGCCCGTGCGCTTGGTCTGCGCGCCAAAATTGACGAGCAGACCGGATGGCACAAAAGCCTGTCCAACGTGGGCGTGAACGGTGTCACCGGAATTTCTGCTGATGTGTTCTGGGATCTGCAGGACCCGGCAACCGATGCGGGACTGCTGAACCAGAACGACGTCACCACGCTTGTGCGTAAAGACGGTTTCCGCTTCTGGGGTTCCCGCTGCCTGAGTGATGACCCGCTCTTTGCCTTCGAAAACTACACCCGCACGGCGCAGGTGCTGACGGACACGATGGCAGAAGCGCACATGTGGGCGGTGGATAAACCGCTGAATCCGTCGCTGGCCCGCGACATTATCGAGGGTATCCGCGCCAAAATGCGCAGCCTGGTCAGTCAGGGCTATCTCATTGGTGGTGATTGCTGGCTGGATGAGTCGGTGAACGACAAAGACACGCTGAAAGCCGGAAAACTCACCATCGACTACGACTACACGCCAGTGCCGCCACTTGAAAACCTGATGCTGCGTCAGCGCATCACCGATCAGTACCTGGTGAATTTCTCCAGCCAGGTCAGCGCGTAAGGGGACAACATGGCTTTACCACGCAAATTAAAACACCTGAACCTGTTTAATGACGGGAACAACTGGCAGGGGATCGTTGAGTCGCTGACGCTGCCGAAATTTACCCGCAAATATGAGAAGTATCGCGGCGGCGGAATGCCGGGTGCAGTGGATGTGGATCTGGGGCTGGATGACGGCGCACTGGATACGGAATTTTCCATTGGTGGTACTGAGCTGCTGCTGTTTAAGCAGATGGGCAAAGCCACGGTGGATGGCATCCAGCTGCGCTTTACCGGCTCTATTCAGCGTGATGATACCGGGGAAGTGCAGGCCGTGGAGCTTGTGGTGCGTGGACGTCACAAAGAAGTGGATTCCGGCGAGTGGAAGACGGGCGAAAGCAACACCACCAAAGTGACCAGTACCAACAGCTACGCGAAGCTGACCATCAATGGTGAGGTGCTCTATGAAGTGGACCTGATCAACATGGTGGAAATTGTGGACGGTGTGGACCTGATGGAAGCGCACCGTAACGCCCTCGGCCTCTGATGTATCTGAACGGCGTGGGATACCGCGCCAGAACCCAATTTACAGGACAGCAAAATGAGCGATAAGAAGACTGAAAAGACCATTCAACTGGATACTCCCATCAAGCGCGGAAAAACGGAAATCACCGAAATTGTGCTGCGTAAACCGCAGTCCGGTGCGCTGCGCGGTACACGCCTGCAGGCCATTATGGATATGGATGTGAACGCGATGATGACCGTGATCCCCCGCATCTCCAGCCCGGCACTGACTGCACAGGAAATTGCAGAGATGGACCCGGCAGATCTCACTGCCATGTCGGTTGAGGTTGTCACTTTTTTGTTGAAGAAGTCGGTGCTTGCCGGTTTACCGACAGCCTGACGGTTGACGATCTGGTGGCAGATATCGCCACCATTTTTCACTGGCCGCCATCCGTTACTGACGTTATGCCGCTGACCGAAGTGCTGGAATGGCGGTATAAAGCGATTCAGAGAAGCGGGGCCAACGATGAGTGATAACAACCTGCGTCTGCAGGTCATTCTTAATGCGGTTGACAAGCTCACCCGCCCATTTCGATCTGCGCAGGCCAGTTCAAGAGAACTGGCTGCTGCTGTCAAAAAATCCCGCGATGCAATAAAGCAGCTTGATCAGGCCGGGAGCAGTCTGGACAGCTTCCGAAAGCTGCAGGCAGAAAATCAGAAATTAGGCGACAGGCTGAACTATGCCCGCCAGCGTGCAAATTTGCTCAGTCAGGAACTGGGAGCGATGGGGCCGCCTTCGCAACGTCAGGTTGTTGCTCTGGGCCGTCAACGGCTGGCTGTTCAGCGCCTGGAAGAACGCCAGAAAAAGCTGCAGCAGCAGACGGCGCTTGTGCGTGCTGAACTGTACCGGGCGGGAATTTCTGCGAAAGATGATGCGGGAGCAACTGCCCGTTTAGCCCGTGAAACATCACGTTATAACCAGGAACTGTCGAAACAGGAGGCGCGGCTGAAGCGACTGGGGGAAGCTCAGCGCAGGATGAATGTGGCGCGTGCCAGTTATGCCCGTTCGCTGGAGGTGCGCGATCGCATCGCAGGAGCCGGAGCCACCACCACGGCGGCAGGGCTGGCAATGGGGACGCCAGTGATGGCGGCAGTAAAAAGCTATACCAGCATGGAAGATGCCATGAAAGGTGTGGCAAAGCAGGTCAATGGTCTGCGTGACGATAATGGCAACCGCACTGCACGTTTTTATGAAATGCAGGATGCCATCAAGGCTGCCAGCGAACAGTTGCCGATGGAAAACGGTGCGGTAGACTTCGCTGCACTGGTTGAAGGTGGTGCGCGCATGAACGTCGCAAACCCTGACGACAGCTGGGAAGACCAGAAACGTGACCTGCTGGCCTTCGCCAGTACGGCAGCAAAGGCGGCAACAGCCTTTGAGCTGCCAGCGGATGAACTGTCAGAAAGTCTGGGGAAAATCGCCCAGCTCTACAAAATCCCTACCCGCAATATTGAACAGCTCGGTGATGCGCTGAACTATCTGGATGATAACGCCATGTCGAAAGGGGCAGACATTATTGATGTCATGCAACGTCTGGGCGGTGTGGCTGACCGTCTGGATTATCGTAAAGCGGCGGCGCTGGGTTCCACCTTTCTGACACTGGGCGCTGCGCCGGAGGTTGCAGCCAGTGCAGCAAACGCGATGGTGCGTGAATTGTCCATTGCCACCATGCAAAGCAAGAGTTTCTTTGAAGGGATGAATCTGCTGAAACTCAATCCTGAAGTTATTGAAAAGCAGATGACGAAGGATGCGATGGGAACTATCCAGCGTGTGCTGGAGAAGGTGAACGCACTGCCGCAGGACAAGCGTCTGTCTGCCATGACCATGTTGTTTGGTAAAGAGTTTGGCGATGACGCGGCGAAACTGGCAAACAACCTGCCGGAACTGCAGCGCCAGCTAAAACTGACAGCGGGCAATGATGCGCTCGGCTCCATGCAGAAAGAATCCGACATTAACAAGGACTCACTTTCTGCGCAGTGGTTGCTGGTCAAAACCGGAGCGCAGAACACCTTCAGCAGCCTGGGCGAAACGCTGCGCCAGCCGCTGATGGATATTCTGTACATGGTGAAAAGCGTCACGGGAGCATCGCGTCGTTGGGTGGAAGCTAACCCGGAACTGACGGGCACACTGATGAAAGTAGCCGCTGTGGTGGCTGCCGTTACCGTGGGCCTCGGCACCTTAGCGGTGGCGCTGGCTGCAGTGCTGGGGCCGCTGGCAGTCATCCGTCTGGGGTTCTCTGTGCTGGGTATCAAAACGTTACCTTCCGTTACGGCAGCAGTAACCCGAACTAGCAGCGCGTTGTCCTGGCTGGCTGGCGCACCACTGGCACTGCTGCGACGCGGGCTTGCTTCATCGGGCAACGCTGCGGGTTTACTTACTGCGCCGTTGTCGTCTTTGCGCCGCACGGCATCACTGACGGGGAATGTCCTGAAAACTGTAGCAGGTGCGCCGGTTGCACTTTTGCGGTCTGGATTATCCGGTTTACGTGCTGTTGCTGTGATGTTTATGAATCCACTGGCAGCACTACGCGGTGGGCTGGCTGCCGCAGGCGCGGTGCTGCGTGTGCTCGCATCCGGCCCGCTGGCGATGTTGCGCATTGCCCTGTATGCCGTATCTGGTCTGTTAGGTGCTCTGCTCAGTCCGATAGGTCTTGTGGTTACTGCACTGGCGGGCGTGGCGCTGGTTGTCTGGAAATACTGGCAACCCATCACCGCATTTCTCGGTGGCGTGGTGGAAGGATTCAAAGCGGCGGCAGGTCCCATCAGTGCAGCATTCGAACCACTTAAGCCTGTGTTTCAGTGGATTGGCGACAAAGTGCAGGCGTTGTGGGGCTGGTTTACTGATCTGCTGACGCCCGTTAAGTCGACCTCTGCCGAACTGCAGAGCGCAGCGGCAATGGGGCGACGATTCGGGGAGGCACTGGCGGAAGGGCTGAATATGGTCATGCATCCGCTGGACTCCCTGAAATCCGGCGTTTCCTGGTTGCTGGAGAAACTCGGTATTGTCAGTAAAGAGGCTGCAAAGGCGAAACTGCCGGAAAGCGTGACGCGTCAGCAACCTGCGACGGTGAATGCAGACGGTAAAGTGATGATGCCATCAGGTGGTTTCCCATCATGGGGATATGGTTTTGCGGGGATGTATGACAGCGGTGGGTATATCCCGCGCGGGCAGTTTGGCATTGTCGGTGAAAACGGGCCTGAAATTGTCAACGGCCCGGCAAACGTGACCAGCCGGAGAAATACAGCTGCACTGGCTGCCGTTGTTGCCGGAATGATGGGTGTTGCTGCCGCGCCAGCAGAGCTTCCACCGTTGCACCCTTTGGCATTTCCCGCGAAAGGCGGTGAAGCGATGGTGAGTCGCGCAGCCACTGTGTCGCCCGTTCAACGGATTGAGGCACCGACGCAGATCATCATTCAGACGCAGCCAGGACAAAGTGTGCAGGATATTGCGCGGGAGGTGGCCCGCCAGCTTGATGAACGTGAACGCAGGCTGAAGGCAAAAGCCAGGAGTAACTACAGCGATCAGGGGGGATACGACGCATGATGATGGTGCTGGGATTGTACGTGTTTATGCTGCGCACTGTGCCGTATCAGGAACTGCTGTATCAACGCAGCTGGCGACATGCGGCAAACAGCCGGGTCAACCGACGTCCATCCACGCAGTTTCTGGGACCGGACAACGACATGCTGACGCTTTCTGGTGTTCTTATGCCGGAGATAACGGGCGGCAGACTGTCGTTGCTGGCTCTGGAGCAGATGGCAGAACAGGGAAAAGCATGGCCCCTGATTGAAGGCAGCGGCACGATTTACGGCATGTATGTGATTGAGGGACTGAATCAGACTAAAACGGAGTTTTTCCGCGATGGTATGCCGCGCCGGATTGAGTTCACCCTGTCGCTCAAACGGGTGGATGAATCCCTGTCCGATATGTTCGGTGATCTCAGTGCGCAGCTGAATAATTTGCAGGATACGGTAACGTCTGCCTTAAGCGATATCAGTAAAACGGTGGGAGGGCTGCTGTCGTGAATTTCAGCTCTGAACTGCTTAACAAAGGCAACAAAACTCCCGCATTCAGCATCAGTATTGAGGGGAAGGATATCACCACTGTGCTGGATAACCGCCTGATGAGTCTGACGCTGACGGACAATCGGGGCTTTGAAGCAGACCAGCTTGATTTGGAGCTGGACGACGCCGACGGAAAAATCGTGCTGCCGCGCCGTGGGGCTGTCATTACGCTGGCGTTGGGCTGGAAGGGGCAGCCGCTTTTCCCGAAAGGAGCATTCACGGTGGACGAGATTGAACACACTGGCGCACCGGACCGCCTGACTATCCGGGCGCGAAGTGCTGATTTTCGTGAAACCCTGAATACCCGCCGTGAAAAATCGTGGCACAAGACCACCGTTGGGGAAGTGGTGAAGGAAATAGCTGCGCGGCACAAACTGAAGATGGCATTGGGTGAAGACCTGTCGGATAAACCCGTGGAGCATATAGACCAGACCAATGAGAGTGACGGCAGTTTTCTGATGCGGCTGGCGCGCCAGTACGGTGCTATTGCGTCGGTGAAAAATGGCAATCTGTTATTCATCCGGCAGGGACAGGGTAAAAGCGCCAGCGGTAAACCACTGCCGGTGATCACTATCACACGGAAGGACGGCGACAGTCACCGCTTTACCCTGGCAGATCGCGGAGCCTACACGGGCGTAATTGCCAGCTGGTTGCATACCCGCGAACCCGCGAAGAAAGAAAGCACCACGGTGAAGCGTAAGCGCAGGACTAAGAAGCAGAAGAAAGAGCCGGAAGCGAAGCAGGGCGATTACCTGGTGGGGACGGATGAAAACGTGCTGGTACTTAATCGCACTTATGCCAACCGGAGCAACGCCGAACGAGCGGCGAAAATGCAGTGGGAACGCTTGCAACGCGGCGTTGCGTCATTCTCGCTACAACTGGCGGAAGGTCGGGCAGATCTCTACACGGAAATGCCTGTGAAGGTCAGTGGCTTTAAACAGCCGATAGATGATGCGGAATGGACCATTACCACCCTGACACATACTGTCAGCCCGGATAATGGTTTTACGACCAGTCTGGAGCTTGAAGTGAGGATTGATGATTTCGAAATGGAATGATTCTTCGCAATGGAGAACTTTTAAGTTTGCAAAATGGAATAATGCGGTATCATTATTGTGAATTTAGCAAAAATGGGGAGAGCTCGAAAAATGATGATTTGCCCACTGTGTGGAAGTGCCGCCCATACTCGCAGCAGTTTTCAGGTATCTTCATTGACCAAAGAGCGTTACAACCAGTGCCAGAACATTAACTGCAGCCATACTTTTGTTACCCATGAAACTTTTGTTCGTTCGATTGCAACGCCAAAAGAGTCAAATCCGGTTCAGCCGCATCCTCATAAATTTAAACAGGTGGGTTTGCCGATTTAAATGGCGACATAACTACATGATTTAAAACTATACTTTTCTATAAGTTGAGGTTAAATTAACAATGCCTGACGTTAGCGGGGATTTATCCCCACTCCGTAGATATGTAGTTTGTCGCTTTGCGACTGCGGACCGATTACCTGGTTGCCATGTAATCGGACGCCGACTTGTTAAGCTTTCTGGGCTAACTGGTTGTTATTTTTTATTTAGTTAGGGCCATGCGCTTGCGCTAAGAGACGTCAGGTATCTATGGAGGAACAAGTTATGGATACAAACGAACTTGGCTTAGTTAAGGCGCGTGTTGAACTGATCACCGCTATGCTCAAATGCGCAACCGCGTTTGTTGGCTTAGTTGGTGCGGTTTACGCCGTTCTTAACATGGCCTTCAACTACAACAATTTAACTCATGACAATAGAAGTTCAAAGGTGGGAAGATAAATTTGAGATTAAGCCCGGGGTTTGGGTTTATGTCCCAAGCGTTGAGGCACGTAAAGTCGGAGGGAAGATACTTCAGGCTGTCAGAAACAAGTGGATTCCGCCACTCTATTTTTACCATCTAAGAACTGGTGGGCATCTTAAAGCTGCCAGATTACACTTAAAAAGTGATTTTTTTGCCGTTGTTGATATTAAACAATTTTTTCAGTCAACGAGCCGTAGTCGTATCACCCGTGATCTAAAGAGCTACTTCACCTATTCTCAAGCGCGGGAAATCTCAACATTTTCAACTGTAAGAAACTTGTCCCATAGTCCACATAAGCATGTCCTCCCTTTTGGTTTTGTTCAATCTCCAATACTTGCAACCCTCTGCTTAGATAAAAGTTATTTTGGTAGCTTACTACGCCGATTGAACAAACATCATGATCTCAAGCTAAGTGTGTTTATGGATGATGTGATCATCTCGTCAAACAATTTGGCCCAATTACAAGCGGCTTACGACGAAGCACTAGTGGCAATGCGTAAATCTGGTTATCAAGCCAACATGAGTAAAACTCAGGCACCATCGTCAAAGATTAGCGTGTTTAATTTAACTTTGAGTAAGGGAGTTATGAAAGTCACATCTCAGAAAATGAGTGACTTCCTGATTGATTTCTATTCAAGCAATTATGAGCCGCACAGAATAGGGGTCAAAAACTACGTCGAAGCTGTTAATCCAGGGCAAGCGAAACTCTTTAAGTTGTAATTGCGATCGCATGTAGTAGCAACTGGGCTTGACTGAATGCCTGCCGCCATTTTGCCGCCACTACCAAAGAAAAAAGGGCTACGCTTTCACGTAACCCCTTGATTTATTTGGTGGGCTGGCGGAGTTTGAATAAATATTGTATTGCTTTGATTTTTAATGATTTTGTTTAATTCAGTTTTTGTGCGTATACCTAATCGTATACCAATGGCTGTAAGTTAATGTGAAATGAAAGCGCATTTTTACTTGGATTGATGCTATATCGTACAGGAAAAAATTTTTTTTCGAAAGAACTGTTCACACTGTTCACCTTTCTATTTTCTCCTTTTATTTCATAGTGATAGGTGGTGAATAATGGGTGAAGGGTGAACATTCGATTCTTCACCTCCGGCATTCTGCCGGTGTGACTCATACCGGTGATTAATCATCCGCACTGAAATCACACAGGGAGAAAAAAGTTTTTTTTTGATTTGATTGTTCACACTGTTCACCTTTCGTTTTTCTCTTTTAATTTCAGTGTGATAACGGGTGAATACACGGTGAAGGGTGAACAGTGGATTGTTCACCTGCGGGGGATATCGGGATAAAAAAAGACCGGCAGATGCCGGTCAGATGAGTCATGAGGGTCAGGTTGTTGCAGGGTCGTCACATTTTGGCAGCCAGTCGCCGTAGCTTTCCTCTTTCAGCGTCAGGTTGGTCTGTATCCCCTGTTTGGTATGGCGCTTCTCGTAATTCAGTCCGTATTCCTTCAGCATCACCGGCAGCCCCAGCCCGAACATTTTCAGACTGAGTACATTCCGGTAGCCGTTTGCCTCCATGTAGGCCAGATAGGCGTGATAGAGGTATTTACGGTAATTACGCGGGATGATACTGGCGTTCCCCATATACATGCCGCTGGTCTGCGGCAGGGTTTCCAGATAGCCGATAAAATCAAACGTCGGGTCGGCATCCCGTTTGATGTTCAGTGCCTCGTCTGAGTTCTGCTGGGACTGAAGCAGTGACCGGGCGAGCATCGGGTCGCTGAACTTCTGCATCAGGTGACGCACGATGACCGCCAGCTCGCGGGTGATTTTGTCCTTAAGCTGCGGGTCGCGCTCCTGCGGGGCTATCTGTTCCGGGAAGTGAATAATCACCCGCCGGCGTGACACGCCGCCGCTGCGGTCGGTGAAGCGCATCGGGTTATTGTTCACGGCCAGAATCACCGCCGGGATATGCGTGGAGTACGCATCCCGGTATTTCGGGTCCACGGACACCGCATCGCCGCCGGTGATGGCCTTGAGTCCGGCACCGTCGCCGCTCCATTTTTCCTGGTCCGGCAGGCGTATCAGTGAGAAGCCAGTTAACGCGGCACGTTCACGCGGGGATTCCAGCGTCTCAATGGTGGCCGACGTGGCGTTATCCTCCCCGGCCAGCAGGGTGGCTATTTCGGCCATGATACTTTTGCCGCTGCCGCCGGGACCGGTCACCTCCAGAAAGAGCTGCCAGTCGTAGCGGTTTGCCAGCACCATAAACAGTGCGGCCAGAATCACGTCGCGTTTTTCCGCACGGCCACCGGCGGCACGGTCAAGCCAGCGCCAGAACGCGGGGGCGTGGGTTTCCAGCGTTTCCCCTTCCACCGGCGGGGTGAAATCCACATCACACAGGGTGCGCATCCAGTGTGACGGACTGTGCGGGTGGAACGTGCCGTTCTGCGTGTCGAGCACGCCGTTACGAAAGCCAATCAGGCGGCGGGAGGGGGCTTCCTGCTGCGGAATAATCAGCTTCAGGGTGTCCACCACGGAGGCCACCTTCCCGGAGGAGAACGGCGCGCGCAGACGCTGAAACAGCCCGGCCACATCCCGGGCAAAGTCCTGTGGCGGCAGCACCTTCCAGACACCATTTTCATAACGGGACAGAAGCTGGCCGTTGGCATCGACCGCGAGCGCCTCGCCGTAATGCTCATAGATACGCATGGCCTTTTCGCTGGTACTCATGGCGGAAAACTCTGCTTCGCTCATGGTGTCGAACGGGCTTTCAGCCGGTGGCCGGATGGCATCGTAAATGGCCTTACGGGTGGCCTCCCCGCCGTACTGCGTGAAGGCATCATTCCAGTCACCGAAGACCGGCGGCAGGGCAACAACGCCCTCACACGCATCTGCGGCTGCAGCGGCTTTTTTCTGGCCGTCACCGCTGAGGTCACGGTCTGCGGCAAGGACAATCTGACAGGCGGGGTGCTTCTGCCGGGCAAGGCTGGCCAGAGAAAGGAGGTTCACGGAAGAAAGCGCCACCATCACCGTTTCACCGGTCAGGTGATGTACGGTAAGTGCGGTCGCGTATCCCTCCGCTATCCACAGACGTTTTCCGGCCTGATTCTGTCCTTCAAGGATGTGACAGGTGCCCCTGACCTGTCCGCCTTTCAGGGTGCGCTTACGGCCGTCAGCACTGATTAACTGAAGGTTAACCAGTTCGCCGCTGTCGTCATACAGTGGCACCACAAGGTCACCGGCGCGCCAGCTCACGCCACCGGCTCTGTGTGTGCCGGTCAGCATCCGGCATTCCCGGCCGGGAAAGCCCTTGCGGGTCAGGTAGGCGTTACCGGTTCCGGGACGGGTTTTCGCCATCAGGGTTTGTGCCAGTGCGGCGGCGTTCTTCCGGGCGGCTTCTGTTTCAGCAACGGCGGCGGCCGTCACTGCCGGGTCAGCCGGGGGCAGACTGCCGGTCACGGCAGCCACCTTTGCGGCCGCGTCGGACGGGGAAACACCAAACACCTTTTCAACCAGTTTCAGGCCGTCACCGGCACCACACTGATTGCAGTACCAGGTGCCGCGCCCCTCCCTGTCATCAAAACGGAAACGGTCACTCCCGCCACAGACCGGACAGGGCTGATGACGGTTCTTCAGCACCTGAATCCCCAGCGCCGGGAGAATACGCGGCCAGTGGCCGAGCGCATGGCTGACGGTGGCGGTTACGTTCATTTTCATGGTGTTGTTCTCCTTCAGTGCAGTACCGGCGCTTTTATGTGACGGGCACAGAGTTCATCCATCACAACCAGCCCGAGAAAGGACAGCGACGGCGCGGCCTTCAGGGGGCCGGATTCCATTAAATCTTCCAGCAGGGCACAGGCTATCTGACGCCCTTTTTCCTCACCGTGCTGGCGCAGATAAAAGCCTTCCAGCTCAGCGGCGATGGCCGCCTCCAGTGACTCAAGGGTGAGATGCGGGTAGCGGTGCTGACGTTCGCACACGGTCAGCCAGGCACAGGCGACAGCGCGACGGTAAAGGGCAGCGCGTAAGACGGGCGGTAAGGGTGTTTTCATTTGCTTTCCTCCCTGTGACAGATGACTGCATTCCGTGCCGGTTCCATTAACTGATAAGGCATATCTGCGTCTCCTGAAGACGTGCGTATCCCTGCGCGAATACGCACATTTAATTTTTCGGGTGTCGTTTTTTAATTACAGATAATTGCGGTAACTGTTATCCGGGGTGGTTTCCGGGTCAGGCTCCGTGCGGGGAATTTCCCGCCATTCCCGCGCCACCGGTGCTGCCCGGCTGACCGGAACAGTGTCCTGCGGGTAAATATCCAGATATTTCTCCCGCCATTTCTGTAATTCCGGGTCTCCGGCCATTTCTTTCAGTACCGCATGCCGGTTTACGGGGCTGCGTTTAAACAGGTCAGGACGGTCACAGGTAAATTCCCGCAGAAAACGCCCCAGCGGGATGTCTGTGGTGCGCCCGTCAGCGAGGATACGCACAAGGATACTGAATTTACGGCGGTACGGGTTCCAGACAATGTCCGGGCAGCGGTACGGCATTTCCCACGGAATACCGTCTTCCAGAATGCCGACCACGGCCACATCGGGAAAACCGGCAGAACGGTAAATCTCACCGGGCTGGGGAAAATCAAACATGCGTCCTGTCTCCCCGGTCTTTCTGCTGGGCGAGAAAATCGCGGCACAGGCCTTTGGCTTTCAGCTCATTCAGCACAAAATCAATATCTTCATTCAGGTAGCTGAAAATATGCGGAATGTAGAGCTGATGCAGGCCGGAGAGTTCACGGTGAATCAAATCACCCCCAACAAACTGGGATACGGCGCTGGCGCGGTTGAGCTTATGGTAAGCCTCAATGCTGAGGTGTTCACGGGCGTCATGACGCGCTGAGACGGTCTGAGGGGCTTTTTTATTACGCACGGGACACCTCCACCACCGGCAGACGGGCAGCAAGGGAGAGCACATAGTCACGGACAAGGGAACGGCGGGCGCTGCGTTCATCACCGGCGACGGTGCGAAGCATGCAGATACGGGGATGACGGTCTGCGCGACGGACAGCCGCAAACACAAAGACAAATTCAGGATGTGAGGGGGTAAGGGTCGTAGCCATAAGGCAACCTCCGATAACAGCGTAAATGACGCTATCGCCGGAGTTCTCACGCTCGATGGCGATAGCCCAGACGGGGGTGAGAATACCGGCGTTATCGGAAACCGGCCAGCCCGGAGGCTGCCCCGCCTGAGCTACCATTGACTCAGTGGCATAACATGCGATTGCGAACAGGATCATACCTGCACGGCAAACCACACGCCACACCATAATCTGGCGCTCTGTGGCGTTGATTGCGACACAAAAAAAGACGCATGGCGCGTCATATGTCGCCGATAACATACTCGGGTTCTCACGCCCGGCTGCCGATTTTGCGGCAGCGGAAAAACTATATCCGCAAATGCCGGAAAAAGGCAAGCCAGAAAAAGGGAGTTTTTGCAGAGCGGGCATCATCATGCGTCGTACCCCCGTTTGCGTCCGGCAATGCGTCCGGCCATCCATGCGGTGATTTCAGAGTGCAGCCAGGCCACATTTTTACCGCCAAGACTCACCTGCGGCGGAAATTCCCCCTTACGGATGAGTTCGTAGATGGTCGAGCGTGACAGGCCGCACAGGTGCATCACTTCCGGCAGACGTAAAAAACGCTCCTGCGTGATGTCCGGCAGCGGCATCAGTGGTGTCACAGGGGCGGGAGACGGGGAAGAAAAAACAGCTTGCATCGGGCTACCTCGTTAATGTCCATACAGCACCGGATAAGTCCGTCCGGCTTCGGGTAGCGCTTTATTTTGTGAATATTTTTGGCAGACGCAACAGGGGGGATTTGTTCCGGCAGCCTTACAATGGCTGTGCATTTTTTGTACATCAGCGCCAGATAGCTTTAAAACGCTCTGGAAGGAGCTGGAAAAAATTATAGTGAAATACAAATTGTTTTTTCTTATTTATTTCAGTGAATTAATAAAAATAAAAAGTAATAAACAGCACAAAAAGCCCATCAACGGGTGAACAGTGGTGAACAGACGGTGAACAGTCATTACTGCGATTGTTCACCCTTTAACTTACTGTATTACTTATCTTTTTTATTATGGTGAACAGAGGTGAACAGTAAAATATAAAAAAACAAACAGTAAGCCGGTTTTTCCTGCGACCTTTTCCTGGCTTGCCGGTCTGAGGATGAGTCTCCTGTGTCAGGGCTGGCACATCTGCAATGCGTCGTGTTGTTGTCCGGTGTACGTCACAATTTTCTTAACCTGAAGTGACGAGGAGCCGGAAAATGTCTGACAACACCATCCCTGAATATCTGCAACCCGCACTGGCACAACTGGAAAAGGCCAGAGTCGCTCATCTTGAGAACGCCCGCCTGATGGATGAGACCGTCACGGCCATTGAACGGGCAGAGCAGGAAAAAAATGCGCTGACGCAGGCCGACGGAAACGATGCTGACGACTGGCGCACGGCCTTTCGTGCAGCCGGTGGTGTCCTGAGCGACGAGCTGAAACAGCGCCACATTGAGCGCGTGGCACGCCGGGAGCTGGTACAGGAATATGACAATCTGGCCGTGGTGCTGAATTTTGAACGTGAACGCCTGAAAGGGGCGTGTGACAGCACGGCCACCACCTACCGGAAGGCACATCATCATCTTCTGAGTCTGTATGCAGAGCATGAGCTGGAACACGCCCTGAATGAAACCTGTGAGGCGCTTGTCCGGGCAATGCATCTGAGCATCCTGGTACAGGAAAATCCGCTCGCCAACACCACCGGCCATCAGGGCTATGTCGCACCGGAAAAGGCTGTCATGCAGCAGGTGAAATCATCGCTGGAACAGAAAATTAAACAGATGCAAATCAGCCTCACCGGCGAGCCGGTTCTCCGGCTGACCGGACTGTCAGCGGCAACACTCCCGCACATGGATTATGAGGTGGCAGGCACACCGGCACAGCGCAAGGTGTGGCAGGACAAAATAGACCAGCAGGGAGCAGTGCTTAAGGCCAGAGGACTGCTGTCATGATTTACTGCCCGTCGTGTGGACATGTTGCTCACACCCGTCGCGCACATTTCATGGACGATGGCACCAAGATAATGATTGCACAGTGCCGGAATATTTATTGCTCTGCGACATTTGAAGCGAGTGAAAGCTTTTTCTCTGACTGTAAAGATTCAGGAATGGAATACATTTCAGGCAAACAGAGATACCGCGATTCACTGACGTCAGCCTCCGGCAGTATGAAACGCCCGAAAAGAATGCTTGTTACCGGATATTGTTGTCGGAGATGTAAAGGCCTTGCACTGTCAAGAACATCGCGACGTCTGTCTCAGGAAGTCACCGAGCGTTTTTATGTGTGCACGGATCCGGGCTGTGGTCTGGTGTTTAAAACGCTTCAGACCATCACCCGCTTCATTGTCCGCCCGGTCACGCCGGACGAACTGGCAGAAAGCCTGCATGAAAAACAGGAACTGCCGCCAGTACGGTTAAAAACACAATCATATTCGCTGCGTCTGGAATGAGGGCTGCCGGTTAACACCGGCCGTCGCCGCACACCGTATTTTTATTCTTCAGCATGATGAGAAAGAGATAACGATGGAAAGCACAGCCTTACAGCAGGCCTTTGACACCTGTCAGAATAACAAAGCAGCATGGCTGCAACGCAAAAATGAGCTGGCTGCGGCCGAACAGGAATATCTGCGGCTTCTGTCAGGAGAAGGCAGAAACGTCAGTCGCCTGGACGAATTACGCAATATTATCGAAGTCAGAAAATGGCAGGTGAATCAGGCCGCCGGTCGTTATATTCGTTCGCATGAAGCCGTTCAGCACATCAGCATCCGCGACCGGCTGAATGATTTTATGCAGCAGCACGGCACAGCACTGGCGGCGGCACTGGCACCGGAGCTGATGGGATACAGTGAGCTGACGGCCATTGCCCGAAACTGTGCCATACAGCGTGCCACAGATGCCCTGCGTGAAGCCCTTCTGTCCTGGCTTGCGAAGGGGGAAAAAATTAATTATTCCGCACAGGATAGTGACATTTTAACGACCATCGGATTCAGGCCTGACGCGGCTTCGGTGGATGACAGCCGTGAAAAATTCACTCCTGCGCAGAACATGATTTTTTCGCGTAAAAGTGCGCAACTGGCATCACGTCAGTCTGTGTAAAATTCCCCGAAAATCCGCCCGTTATTACTGAAAAAAGCCATGCATCGATAAGGTGCATGGCTTTGCATGCGTTTTCCTGCCTCATTTTCTGCAGACCGCGCCATTCCCGGCGCGGCCTGAGCGTGACTGTGCAACTGCATTAAAACCGCCCTGCAAAGCTGGCGGGCGAGGCGGGGAAAGCACTGCGCGCAATATGTTGATCACTATCATAAATTTAGTTTAATGTGTTTGCATATTTTAGACATTGGAAGTTTGATTACTGTATAAAAATATGGACTTTTATGCATTGAGCAGATTTTTATCAATTCGTGGGGAAATAATGAAAGTTAGTCTTGATTTGGTTATCAATAGCGGCGACGATGAAATAGATATGGATTATGCTCTCCAGACACTATTGGGTGCATCTGGAGTTACCAGTATTATTACAGAGGCAATACTTCGAGGTAAAGTTAAAGAAAACAGACATCAATCTAATGAAATAAGAACAAACCTTAAGCATTCTTTTACAGGATCTTTTGGTCAGCGATTTGATGTTGTTATATCAGATAGAAAAGTTGCAGCGCGTCTTTCAAGTATGACTCGCACTGTATTTGCAGAAGTTATGAGTTATTATATTTATGAGTCTCTTTTTTTAGAAGGTCCGGCATTGAGTGACGCTGCAAAAAAAGTGGTTTCCGGATTAGACGATATTGAAGATGAGTTGACTAAAGCTATTCGAAATAGACTTAAAAATATGCATAAAATTTCCACCATGTGCAACTATTCAGTTGATTTGAATTATAGAAAGCCGGGTGAGAAGCAAAAGATAATTACTTTAAACAAAAATACCGCTTTGAATATAACTGAGCTAATTGAAACTAATCATGATCATCAGATAGAAGCTATAGTTACTAGGTTTAATACTTTTACTGGAAATGGTAGACTGTTAGTCAGGGGGGAAGAAAAAACGACTTCTTTTGGTTTTTTGAATGGTCTAAAATACGTTACTGATGCCCAGACCAAGAAAATAACGAGTAATCTAGATGCTAACAATAGACTGGCAGAAGAAGAGCGAGAGTATTTGTTATTAAAAGTTAGAGATTTAACCATCAGTAATGGTGAGGTAGTGAAATACTTAATTATTGAGGTGGATGGGGTATGAGGTATATAGGTTGGGTTACATCTATTTTGATATTAGTAGTCTTTGGATTATACTATTATCAATTTGGTGGAAGCTCAACCACTCTTTCTGAAAACAAAGAGATATGGGGACAGTTTGGTGATTATTTTGGAGGTGTTCTTAATCCTATATTGAGTTTCATTTCAATATTACTTCTAATTAAATCAGTTAAAATGCAATTAACTGCGAATGAATGTTTAATTAATGAGACTAAAAGACAGGAGTTTCTTGATAAAAGGAAGTCATTTGAATTTCAATTTTATAATTTAATTAACGCGCAAAAAAGTGCTTTTGATGATTTCTCTTTGATTTTTCCATCTCCAAGTGGTGATTTTGAAGTTAAAAAGGTTAATGCTGTAAATAAACTTGAGCAACTGATTAAAACCAGTATTCAAAGAGGTATTGCTGAAGATGCTTTGATTAAAATAATTGAATCATTAGATGATAAATCTGATGATAAGATGTTTTCATTTGCAAGAAGGTTTTATCTTGCAGTTAAACTTGTTGATAATGAAGTTATAACTGAAAATGGTTTCGATGAGCAAGATAAACATATGTATATTGAAACTCTCATTAATCTGTCTGATTTTGCAATGGTTCGACTAATATGTATTATTATTGCTTATCTGTCATGGCCTAATGTTGTTTATTTGAAAAAATCACCAGAAGTGATGGGAGTTATAAAATCAACAGGATTAAATACGTATATTAATTCATTGAAATAATGGCTGCATTGAGCAGCCTCTTATTTTATGTGGGCTATTCGTGTGTTTTTTTAAACACGAAGTTAGCCCACCAATTCATTAAATCAATTCGTTGATAAAGGTAAGTCGAACGATTATATGCTTTACGGACTTCATTTTTATCGCTATGCGCTAATGCTGCTTCAATAACATCGGGATTAAAACCTTCCTCATTCATAGCTGTACTGGCTATAGAACGCAAACCATGTGCAACAAGCTTTCCTCCATAACCAATTCTTTTTAATGCAGCATTAGCTGTCTGACTATTCATTGGTTGCTTAGGATTATTTCTACTTGGGAAAACATATTCACGATGTGCACTAATAGGCTTCATTATCTCTAAAATATCTAATGCTCGAACCGACAGAGGAACAATATGTTCTCGCTTGGCTTTCATTCGTCCTGCAGGGATCGTCCAGAGTTTATTCTCAAGATCGATCTCTGCCCATTGAGTACCAGAGGCTTCAGAAGGGCGTACAAGTGTTAGAAGCTGCCATTCGATAAGGCAGCGAGTCGATACAGATAAATTAGACATGGCTAAAGAACGCATTAGATTTGGTAGTTCTTCTGGTCGTAGTGTTGGCATGTTTTGCTTTTTTGGCTTCTCAAAGGCCATTCCAACCCCGGAAGCTGGATTGGCATCGATCAGCCCTGTATTTACGGCAAAGATCATTATCTCGTTAATGCGTTGCACTAGCCGACGTACAGTCTCTAGCGCCCCACGAGCTTTGACTGGCTCAAGCGCTTCAACCAACGTTCGGGCTTTGATTTGCTGAACTGGGAGTTCACCAACGGCAGGGAATACATCTTTCTCCAATGAGCGCCAAATGTCTCTTGCGTAATCAGGGGTTACGCTTTTGCTTTTAAGCTGGAACCAGTTAGCGGCGACCGTTGTAAAAATACTGTCCTGTGCGATTTGCTGCTGTTCCTCTGCAATTTCAGCTTGAATTTGCGGGTCAATTCCGTTGGCTAACAAGGAAAGGTAATCCGCTCTTAACCGTCGGGCGTCAGCAAGTGAAAGAGCTGGGAAGGTACCTAGCCCCATCATTGTCCGCTGCTTTGTTGCCGGACGTTGATAACGGAAACGCCATAACTTCTTACCGTTCGTTTTAACGAGTAGAAAAAGACCATCGCCATCATGCAACGTTAGATCCTTTTCTAACGCTTTAGCGCGCAGTACTTCTGTGTTGGTCAGGGGGCGTGTCGTTCTTGCCAATTTGGCCGCTCCTTCATGAATTGGTATACGCAT